ATCAGGCGGAGCTTGCCAAGCTGCAGGTAAGCCAGCAACGGCGTGAACTGATCAGCGCCGATGAGGTGAAGAAGGAAGCCTTTGCGCTGGGGCGCAGCATCCGCGAGGCCCTGGCCAATTTGGCTGATCGACTCAGCCATCAGCTAGCAGGTGAGACCGACCCGGTTGTGATCCATGAGCTGCTGAGCCAGGAGCATCGTGCGGCGCTATCGGAGCTGAGCGAGTGAACGCGTACCGAGCTGGATTTATGGATGGCCTGCGCCCAGAGGCGCAGCTGACGGTGAGCGAATGGGCAGACCGCTACCGGATGCTGAGCAGCAAGGCCAGCGCGGAGCCCGGACCGTGGCGCACCAGCCGGACGCCGTACCTGCAGGAACCGATGGATTGCCTGAGCACTGGCAGCACAGTGCAAAGGGTGGTGATGATGTTTGCCGCTCAGACCGGCAAAACCGAGGCCGGCAGCAATTGGCTGGGATACATCATCCACCATGCGCCAGGCCCATTGCTGGCGGTGCAGCCCACGGTCGAGATGGCCAAGCGCCTTAGCAAGCAGCGGCTTGAGAGCATGATCACCGATACGCCGGTGCTGGCAGAACGAATCGCGCCGAGCCGCAGCAGGGACAGCGGCAACACGATGTTCAGCAAGGAATTTCCGGGCGGCCTTCTCCTCTTGACCGGCAGCAACTCAGCCACTGGCCTGCGCTCGACGCCGTGCAGGTATGTGTTCCTTGATGAGGTGGACGCATTCCCTCTGGATGTGGATGGCGAGGGCGATCCGGTGAGCCTGGCGGAGAAGCGCGCCACGACATTCGCTCGGCGCAAGATCCTGCTGACCAGCACGCCGACGATCAAGGATTTCAGCCGCATCGAGGCGGAGTATGAGCGCAGCGACCAGCGGCGCTACTACGTGCCATGCCCAAGTTGCGGCGCCATGCAATGGCTGAAGTGGTCGCAGCTCAAGTGGGAGAAGGATGATCCAGGCAGCGCGGCATATGAATGCGAAGCCTGCAAGGAACGATTTGGCGAGCTCCACAAGCCGGCATTGCTGCGCAAAGGCGAGTGGCGCCCAACGTCGCCAAGCGATGGCAAGACTGCCGGCTTCCAGCTATCAGGCCTCTACAGCCCCCTTGGGTGGCTGAGCTGGGCCGACATGGTGGATGAGTTCCTGCGCAGCAAGGCAGATGCGCCGATGCTCAAGAGCTTTGTCAATACGCGGCTGGCTGAGACCTTCGCGGAGGACTACGCCAGCAAGGTGAGCGCCACCGGGCTGATGGAGCGCTGCGAGCATTACAAGCCCGGCACCGTGCCTGATGGCGGCATGGCCGTGACTGTTGGCGTTGACGTGCAAGACAACCGCCTAGCCATCAGCGTCTGGGCGTGGGGCAGGGATGAAGAGGGCTGGCTGATAGATCACCAGGAGATCTACGGCGACCCCAGCCGTGCGGATCTGTGGAAGCAGCTCGATGCCGTTGCACTACGCGAATGGCCGCACGCGCAGGGTCACGCCATGCGGCCGCTGGTAGTGGCCATCGACTCCGGCGGCCACTACACCGCAGAGGTCTATCAATACGCACGTGAGCGGGCACGGCAGGGCGTGATTGCGATCAAGGGTGCCAGCCAGCGCGGCAAGCCGCCGATCGGCAAAGGCAGCAAAGTGGACTTAAACGCCAAGGGCCAGACACTCAAGCGTGGCGCGATCGTGCATCCGGTCGGATCGGACACGATCAAGACCACGCTGTTCGGTCGCATCCGCCACAGCGAGCCAGGCCCTGGCTACCTGCACTTCCACATGGATGCGACGGTGGAATACTTCGAGCAACTGACCGCGGAGAAGCAGGTGCTGCGGTACAACCGCTCAGGGTTTGCGACGCGTGAATGGGTCAAGAAGCCATCGGCGCGCAATGAGGCGTTGGACTGCTTGGTCTATGCCTACGCTGCGCTGTGCCACCTTTACACCAGATACGACCGCAAGACCATTTGGGATCAGCTGGATAAGCCGCAGCAAGCGCGGATTAAGGCGCCGCTAAAGTCAACTAAGGCTGGCTCAGCCTTCCTTAGCAACTGGTAGCGGTGAACATCCCAGCAATCATCAGAGCCGGTGACACGGTGAAGTGGCGGGATGATGCCAGCGTGGATGCGTTCGGCAATGCCGTCAGCAGCGGCACATGGGCGCTGACCTATTACCTGCGCACCAATACCGCAAGCGAAGGCGCCACGGCGGTTGGCACGGCGTATGGCCAAGGATGGGAGTTCACGATTGCCGCGGCCACCAGCGCCGGCTTTGATGCTGGGCAGTGGTATTGGCAGGCGATCGCCACTGCTGGCAGCGAGAAGCTGACCCTCGGCGCCGGGCAGCTTGAGGTGCAAGCGGCGCTGCAGTATGCCGGCAGTCCTGGCGCCTACGACGGCCGCACGCAAGCGCAGCAGGACCTTGATGCCGTGCAGGCCGCCATCCGCGCGATGGTGTCAGGCGGTGCCGTTGCTGAATACACGATCGGCAGCAGGCGGCTGAAGAAGCTGGCCATTGCCGATCTGCTGCAGCTTGAGGCCAAGCTCAAGGCCGAGGTCAAGCGTGAGCAGGCAGCGCAACTGGCCGCCAATGGCCTAGGTAATCCCCACAACCTATTCGTGAGGTTCGGCTGATGGCCAAGAAGCGTAAGCAGCAGCCGGCACCTGCAACCCCTCGGCGGCGCATGTACCAGGGCGCTCAGTTCAGCCGACTGACAGCTGATTGGGTCACCAGCAACACCAGTGCCGACAGCGAGGTTTACGGCTCAGCGCAGAAACTGCGCGACCGTGCGCGCCAGCTGTGCCGAGACAATGACTACGCACGGCAGGCGCTGCGCGCGATTGAGGGCAATGTGATCGGGCAGGGCATTCCCTTCCAGTCGCAGGTGCGAATGCAGCGCGGCGGGCGACTAGACACGGGCATCAATGATGCGATTGAGCTGGCATGGCGCGAATGGTCGCAGGCGCGGTATTGCCACACCGGCGGCAAACTGAGCTTTGCGGACATCGAGAGGCTGGCCATTCGTGCCTGCGCCGAGAGCGGCGAGGTATTTGTGCGCATGGTGCGTCAGAGCTTCGGCGGCGGCGCAATTCCGCTGGCGCTTGAGGTGCTCGAGGCTGACTTGCTTGACGATGGCCTGAATGGCCGCAGCCAACAGGGCAATGAGATTCGCATGGGCGTGGAGGTTGACGGCTGGGGACGGCCGATCGCGTATCACTTCCTGGCCTATCACCCTGGCGATTATCAGTTCAGCAATCAGCAGATCAGCACGCAGCGCCACAAGCGCATCCCGGCCGAGGAGATCATTCACCTTTACCGCGCCGAGCGCCCCGGTCAAACGCGTGGGGTGACATGGTTCGCCAGCGCAATCCAGCGACTGCATCACCTAGCCGGCTATGAGCAGGCCGAGGTCGTGCGCGCACGAGCTAGCTCGGCGCTGATGGGCTTCATCACCAGCCCTGAAGGCGAGCTGATTGGCGATGACGTAATGGACGGCGAGCGCGTCAGCAACTTTGAGCCCGGCGTGTTCAAGTATCTCAATCCCGGCGAGTCCGTCACGGTGCCGAGCTTGGACAGCCCCGATGGGCAGTTTGAGCCATTCCTGCGCGCGATGCTGCGCGCCATGGCTGCCGGCATTGGCTGCAGCTACGAGACGATCTCGCGCGATTTTAGTCAGACCAATTACAGCAGCAGCAGGCTGAGCCTGCTTGAGGATCGCGACCACTGGCGCATCTTGCAGTCGTGGATGATTGAGAACTTCCACCGCCGCATCTTCAGCGAGTGGCTTGATCTGGCGGTGCTCAGCAATGCGCTATCACTGCCCGGCTACGAGCTGGCACCTGAGCGGTTCAAGGCTGCCCGGTGGATGCCGCGCGGCTGGGCGTGGGTTGACCCGGCAAAAGAGGTGCAGGCATACAAAGAAGCGGTGCGGTGCGGGTTTAAGACCCTTGGCGAGGTGGTTGCGGAGCAGGGCGGTGATCTTGATGAGCTGCTGCTGGCGCGGCAGGCCGAGCTGGCGATGCTCGATCAAATGGGCATTGTTGTGGACAGTGACCCAACGCAGGTAACCGGGGCCGGCCAACAGCAGATGCAGCTGTTCCCTGAAACGCAACCACCTACGGAGGAGCCTGCTTAATGGCCAACGTCAACGGCACTGAGATTGACCTGATGCCAACCGCTGGAATGCGCGAGGAGGCTGAGCGCTACCGCGCGTGGAAAGCGGATGGCGAGCAGGGCGGCACTGATGTTGCAGCCACAAGGGCATCGCAAATCCTGAGCGGTGATGAGCTCTCGCCTGAGGCTGTCATCACCATGGCGGCGTGGTTCGCGCGCCATGAGGTAGACAAGCAAGGGCAGGGCTTTAGCCAAGGCGAAGACGGCTATCCATCACCAGGCCGTGTGGCATGGGCAGCATGGGGCGGCGATGCCGGGCAGAGTTGGTCTACATCTAAAGCGGATAGGATCAAGGCATTACAAGATCGAACGATGGAACTTGCCCGGCCATATCCCAATGAACATGCCGCAAGGTTGGCCGATCCCGACCAATACGATGAGCTGCGCCGCGTCAATGGCGAAGGCGGCGAGGGCGTCGATTTCATCTATGGCATCAAGGATGGCCAGTCCGAGATTCAGGCCGTGCGATTTGATGCTGCGCGATTCAGCGCTGATGAGGCACGGCAATGGCTCAGCGATCACGACATGAGCGCAATCCTGTTTGAAGTGGCGACTGGCGAGCGGATGCAACGCTCAGAGCCAGTGGCATTTACGCGCGCGGCGCAGATCGCAGAAGATGATCGGACACTTGAGTTCCCATTTTCCAGTGAGTATCCGGTAGCGCGTTACTTTGGCAATGAGATCCTGAGTCACCGGTCAGAGGCAGTTGACCTTAGTCGTCTTAATGATGGCGCCCCGCTGCTGTTTAACCATGATCCTGACAAGCTGATCGGCGTGGTTGAACGTGCATGGGTTGACGAAGGCCTGAAGCGTGGATACGCGCGCGTGCGCATGAGCCGCAATCCGTTTGCGCAGGAGGTGATGAATGACGTTCGCGATGGCGTACTGCGCAACGTCAGCTTTGGCTATGCCATCAATGATATGGAGCAACGCGGCGAAGATTTCATTGTCACTCGTTGGAGCGCGCATGAACTCTCGCTAGTTTCAATACCTGCTGACCCTACAATTGGCGTAGGGCGTTCAATGGATGCTCAGATCGCGGCCCAAGCCGCATCAATTGTCCCACCTTCTACCGACATGGAAGACACCACCGATCTGATGGCGGTGCGGGCTGAAGCGGCTCAAGAGGCTGCCAAGGCTGAGCGCGCCCGTATTTCTGGCATTACCGCAATCACTGAGAAGCACGGCATGGCCGACCTTGGCCGGCAGCTGATTGAGTCCGGCCGCAGCCTTGATGAGGCCCGCGCCGCTGTGCTTGATCAGCTTGGCGCCAAGGCGCAGCCTGTATCTGAGACTGCCGGCGACATTGGCCTGACCGCCAAAGAAACCCGCGAGTTCAGTTTCCAGCGCGCGATCAACGCACTGGCCAACCCTGGCGACCGCAAGCTGCAGGAGGCCGCCGCCTTTGAGCGCGAGTGCTCCGAGGCCGCCGCTCAGCGCGCTGGCAAGGTGGCACAGGGCATCATGGTGCCCAGCGAGGTGCTGCGTCGTGATCTGACTGTCGGCACCGCTTCTGCGGCTGGCGATCTGGTCGGCGTTGATTTCCGCCCCGGCAGTTTCATCGAGCTGCTGCGCAACCGCTCGGCACTGTCTGGCCTTGGCGTTACCTCGCTGACTGGACTGTCCGGCAACGTGGCAATCCCCCGGCAAACCGGTGCGGCAACCGCCTACTGGGTGGCTGAGTCTGGCTCGCCTACCGAAAGCCAGCAGACCGTCGATCAGGTCAACCTGTCGCCCAAGACCGTAGGCGCTTACACCGATTACAGCCGTCGGCTGATGCTGCAGGCCAGCATCGATGTTGAGCAGATGATCCGCCAGGATCTTGCCACCGTGCTGGCGCTTGAGATTGATCGCGTGGGCCTGTACGGCCTGGGCAATACCAATCAGCCGCTCGGCATCAAGCTGACCACCGGCATCAATACCGAGGACTTCGGCGCTGCCACTCCGACCTACGCGGAAGTGGTGAGCATGGAATCCAAGATCGCCGCGGACAACGCCGACATCGGCGCCATGGCTTATCTGATGAATGCCACCATGCGCGGCAATCTGAAGACCAAGGATAAGGGCACTGATACTGGCGCCTATGTCTACGAGCCCGGCGGCACCGTCAACGGCTACAACGCCGTCGTCTCCAATCAAGTGGAGTCGGGCGATGTGTTCTTTGCCGTGTGGTCGCAGCTGATCATGGCGATGTGGAGCGGACTGGATCTGACTGTGGATCCGTATACCCACAGCACCAGCGGCACCATCCGCGTTGTGGCCCTGCAGGATGTGGATTTTGCGGTCCGTCATCCTGAAGGCTTCTGCCGCGGCAACAACACCCTCTGATGTTGATCCAGATCCTTAAAGACACGTCCATCAAAGGCGTGGCCGTTAAGGCAGGGCAGGTGGTTGATGCCGAGCAATCGGACGCCACCACCCTGATCAATATGGGCAAAGCGCAGCCGGCTCCGATCGTGGAGCCGGCCCCGGCTATATGCCCGCAGCCTTACCGCAAACCATCACGCAAGAGGAGCAATGGCAATCTTTCAACAGACGCTGGATAAGATCCAGCACTTCACGCTTCTGGCAACAACTACCATCACCGGCACCGGCAACCAAACCGGCGTAGATCTTCTGGACTATGACGGCGATGTGCAGATCATCCTAGCCGGCACTGCCGCCGGGTCTGGCGCTGATCTGACGTTCCGCATTGAGGAGTCTGCCGACAACAGCACCTATACCGCTGTGACCGGCGGCACCTTCACTGCCATCGGCAACGCTGCCTACAAAGAAGTGAAGACTCTCAACCGCG